TGGAGAGGGACGCAAACTGTAACCCATACCTCTTCAGAGAGGTATTGGTTCTCGGGAGCGTATACGTATTATCTGGAACACGGCCAAGATGCCGTGTCTAAGATGAAACGTTACGAAGAACTTGCAAATCAGGTTCTTGGTACCCGGCTCACGCCGGAAACCCTCTGGCAGCTTGCGCCATGGAGTTGGCTCATCGATTGGTTTGTCGACATCAGCGCCATAACTGGCAATGCTGTCGCCTTCTCGAATGATGGGCTTGTGTTGAAATACGGTTACCTCATGCGTCAAACGACGCAGAGAATCGTAGCCCGGTCGGAGAACGTTAAGTTCTGGACGCCCGGGTATAATGGAGATGTTACTTCCATTCGCACACTCGTTCAACAAGAACGTGTGCGCGCGACACCCTACGGGTTTGGTGTCAACCTGGATGGTCTAACAGACTATCAGTGGTCCATTCTTGGAGCACTCGGCCTAAGCCGCGGTGGCACGAAACGGATGAGATACAACGACTAGTTGTTAGTCGCTCATCGAACAATAGACATCTGCTACCTGTAGATGTCTCAGTAGTCACAACGACTTGTTGTGGCGAACAAAAGACAGGAACAGTGCCATGGCTCTCGCCGATTCTCTCTCTCTCAAGATCGGATCCGCAACCACTCCTCTTCCGAGGACTGGTTCGGATCTGCTCACTGGTACCTACAAGGCCAGTGACGCAGGACTGACTCTGACTGTCACGCGCACCGAAGGTGCGCGCGTACAGAACCGAGTCCGTCTCGATCACGAGAAGGTGGTGGCTGACCCCCTGCAGGCTGGGCGTAGCTCCGTCGAGAACATGTCGGTTGCGCTTCAGTTCAACCGGCCTCGCGGAGCGACCGTTTACACGGTTGCCCAGGCTGCGGAGGTCGCGAAGGGCCTTACGGACCTTCTCACCCCTGCGCTCCTCGTTCAGATTCTGAACGGTGAGCACTGAGAGCATGATCGACGTAATATCGTTCATGTTGGGCGCTACAGTGTCTCTCGTGACCGGTGTTATCCTGACAGGGCTGGTTGTTATCAACCGGCTCTTCGGGAACGCACAAGTTCGAAAGCACTAAGCGCCTCGGCAAGTAGAGCTCTGGCTATCGATTCCCTAGCGCAGAAAGGCGCAGGCGATGAAAAGCGAGATGCTGTTCTTGCAGCAACTCCTCCAAGAACTGGGGGAGTGGTGTCATGTGAGTACCCTCCGAGACTGGAAAACCATCTCGGAGCGCGTTGAAAATGAGGGACTATCCTTTCTTTGGATAGTCCTACCGAACTTTGGTTCGGGCCTCCAAAAGGCCTTGGACCAAGGATTCGTAAGCGACGACCTCTTTCACGGTTTCCGTGGAAAAGGCGGTCTCCCCCGATTTCTCGGGGGTTTCCTTCGCCTTATTTTCGATGAAGCAAGTGGTGTGTTGCTGAATGACCCGTCTGAAGATGCAATCTTTGCCGTTCGCCAGATAACAATGGCTTTCGGTAAGGTGCGCATGCAATGCTCTCCCGCAAGGGAGAGGAAGGCACTTGACGGTTTCATTCAGTGTGAGAAGGAGTTACGGGAAGCTGACTCTCGAAGGACTCAGTCTATGACTGATGACTTCGTGCGAGTTAGTTCTCTGCTTTGGGCAGAGCTATTCTCAGCCGTAGATCTCGCGATCTACAGAGAAGAGCTTATTCCAGCGCACGGGCCTGGGAACACCGCTGATAAACTTTCGGGAAACCAAAAGTGGAATCAGATGACGTGGACCAAGCGTTTGGACGATGTATTCCCTCACTGGGAATACCTCATTCCGAACTACAACTTCATTGAGAAGTTGTCCGCTGTAACTATCCTCGAACCTGGGGAAGAGATACCAGCAAAGGTGACTCTTGTCCCTAAGACACCCAAAACGCCACGTATTATCTGCCAAGAACCCACTGCTATGCAATATATGCAGCAGGGGGTTCGTCGGTTGATTTACGATACTGTCGAAGCCATTGACACGGCTAAGCAGTTTATCGGATTCCGTGACCAAACGCCTAATCAGCGTTTGGCCAAGGAGGGTTCCCTTTATGGGAAACTCGCCACACTAGATCTTAGTGAGGCTTCCGATCGCGTTTCGAATCAGCTTGTACGTTCCATGTTGCAGCGATTTCCGCATTTATTTGCGGCAGTCGATGCGACTCGGAGCCGAGTTGCTGATGTGCTTGGTCACGGCGAAATACGCCTGGCCAAGTTCGCGTCTATGGGTTCAGCCCTCTGTTTCCCGATCGAAGCGATTGTCTTTACGACAATCGTCTTCGTCGCGATAGAGAAAGAGCTCAACACACCCCTTACCCGCAAGCTCGTAAAGAGCATGGTGGGCAAGGTACGCGTCTACGGTGACGACATAGTCGTCCCCGTCGAATACACAAGCC